CAATTGTAAGTGATATTACTGTTCCAATATTAGATGGAATCGCTAATTTTAATGAGATTAGCATTTATCAGGGGTCTTTACTCACTTCGACATTTACTTTTAGCTCTCAAACACCTAATCAGAAGTTTATTTTACCAAATGCGGGTATTGATACCTCATTAATAAAGGTTGTAGTAAGACCAAACGAACAATCAACAAGTAAAACCAATTATACTACTCAAGATAGTCTCTTTGATCTTAATTCTGAGTCAAAAGTTTACTTTTTACAAGAAATTGAGGATGAAAGATATCAACTTTTCTTTGGAGATGGAATTTTTGGTAAAAAGTTAACAGAAAATAACTTTATTAAGGCAGATTATATAATTTCTAACGGCGATGCTGGAAATGGAGTCAGTCAATTTGAGTTTGCTGGAAATTTATCATATGAAAGGAATGGATTAGACTATACAGTCACTTCTGGAGTGTCTTTAATCACTACAGACATTGCTTCGACTGGTGGTGAGAATATTGAGACTGTAGAATCTATTAAAAAGTTTGCACCACGCATTTATGCCTCTCAAAATCGTGCTTTAACAGCAAATGATTATGAAACATTGATTCCAACTCGAATTTATCAAGAAACGGAGTCAGTTTCAGTTTTTGGAGGTGAAGAATTGATTCCTCCCCAGTATGGAAAGGTCTTTATTAGTATAAAACCCAAAACTGGCGACTTTTTACCTAATTTAATTAAAGAAAACATTAGAACCAAGTTAAAGAAGTATGCTGTAGCAGGAATTGTTCCAGAAATCCTTGATTTGAAGTATCTTTATATCGAAATTAACTCAAAAATTTATTATAACACTAATTTAGCAAATACTGGAGCATCTGTCTCAAGTATTGTTTCTCAAAATGCAACTAAGTATGCAGAATCTTCAGAAATGAACAAATATGGAGCAAGATTTGCATATAGTAAGTTTTTAAACATTATTGACCAAAGTAGTGAAGCAATAACTTCCAATATTACAACAATTCAGATGAGAAGGGATTTGCGAGCTGCATTAAATAGTTTAGCAGAGTATTCTGTTGGGTTTGGTAATGCATTCCATATTAAGAGTATGGATGGATATAACATTAAGTCTTCTGCGTTTAGAATAAGTGGATTTACTGAAGATGTTTATCTTTCAGACATTCCTAATACTAATAGAGAAAATGGATCTCTATTTTTATTCACTCTTCCATCACCATCTTCTACAACACCAACAATTGTTAGAAGAAACGTAGGAAGTATTGATTATAAGAAGGGAATTATCACTATTAATCCAATTAATGTGTTATCTGGTAAAATAAAAGATGGTCAGACCATTATCGAGTTGTCAGCATGTCCTGCTTCCAATGATGTTATTGGATTACAGGATCTTTATTTACAACTAGATATTAGTACCAGTAATTTTGAAACAGTTGTGGATGACATCTCTTCGGGGTTAGATCCAGCAGCATCTGAGTATATTGTTACCTCTAGTTACGCCAACGGGACATTAGTAAGATCATAAAATGCCAGAAAAGAGAATCCAATTTAATAATGTAGTTCAGAACCAACTCCCTGCTTATACGCAGAATGAGTTTCCTTTAGTTTCTGAATTTTTAAAACAATATTACTTAGGACAAGAATTCCAAGGTGGTCCTATTGATTTAATACAAAATATTGATCAATATACTAAAGTTTCTGAACAAACTAATCTAATTGATGCTGTAGGATTATCTACCTCTGTAGATCAGTTTACTGATGTCATACCTGTAGATATGACCGAGTATCCTGCAGGAACATATGGATTTCCAGATTCTTATGGACTAATAAAAATTGGTAATGAGATTATTACATATACAGGAACTGCAACAACTTGTTTTACTGGTTGTGTGCGTGGATTTTGTGGTATATCCTCATATAAGAGTGAGACTGATCCAGATGTACTAGTTTTCGATTCAACGACCTCTGAGGAGCATACAGGAGGGTCTAAGATCCAAAATTTAAGTACTCTGTTTCTTAAACAATTTTTACTTAAAACAAAACATCAATTATTACCTGGATTAGAGGATCGTTCCTTACATAAAGATCTTGACCAGAATATTTTTATAAAACAATCAAAAGATTTTTATCTAAGCAAAGGTACTGACCAATCCTTTGAAATTTTATTTAAAGCTTTATATAATGAAGAAGTAGAGATAGTAAGACCTAGAGATTTTCTGTTTACACCATCAAATGCAAATTATAGAATAGAAAATCAATATGTAGTTGAATCTATTGAGGGTGAAGGAAATCCAATACACCTTGAGAACTCTACTTTAATACAAGACGAATATAAAAAGGATTTTAATAAAGCATATGCTCCTATTTCATCAGTAGAACCAATTAATACTGGAGCAGGTAAAACTTACTACAAATTGGGTATTGATGGAGGATATAATAGAGATTCTAGAGTTGAGGGTTCTACCTACGGAAAATTTGAGGTTCATCCAAAAACAAGAGTAATTGGACAGGTATCTTCGGGATCCACTTCTCTTGATGTTGATTCTACTGTAGGATTTCCAACAAGTGGTGAATTATATTGCAATTATAGCGATGGAACTGCTGGTATTGTTTCTTACTCTCAGAGAAACTTAACTCAATTCTTTGAGTGTACTAATATTAATGGAACTATTCCTAATGCTACTGATGTCGGAATTAATACTTATGTTTATGGTACTTCCTCTGAAGATGCAACTAAAGTTGTTAAAGTTAGGATTGGATCATTATTAGACAAATTAGAATGGGATGATAATACTAGAAGTTATGGAAAAGGTGATGTTGCTAAAATTAAAACCTTAGGTATTTCGGATAAAACATTTAAAGGTAAAGATTGGTTCTTTAATGTTGCTGCAAGTTATAAAATTAAAAATGTAGAGTTAATTGACTCTGCTGATTTTACCTATAAAGTTAATTTAAATGTAGATCATTTTTTAAAGGTTGGAGATACTATTACTATTCTTCAAGGAGGATTTGCTTTACAAACTTCTACGATTCTTAATATAAATTCTGCCAAATCCTTTAATATTAAAGGTCAAGGGCAAATTACTGATGAAAGTGCTCTTACTTTAAGAAGAAATATATCCAAAGCAGTATCAAATACTTATCCAACAGTTACACCATATTCTACTAATATACAGAATGTATATGTAAAAAATAATAATGAATATTTGGTTGCATCAGGTTCTATTCCTTCCTATTATGCTCAACCTTTAAATGTTTCTAATCAAGCAGTAGTATTTTCAGGACAATTTGAGGGAACTGAGTTTTTAATTAAACAAAGTGGAGATCATGGATTCTATACTGGCGATGCTGTTTATTATTCACCTGAAAAAATATCTCAAACTTCTTTTAATGCTTTCGGAAAAGAAATAACAGAGATTGTTGATGGTCCTGAATTATTTGATGAGGGTCTTTATTTTGTAAAGAGAATAGATTCTTCTACAATTAAATTAGCAACAAGTAGAACTAATATTTCTAATGGATTATACGTTTCAGTTGATACTGCTACAACAGTAGTTAATAGTAGATTAGAACCTTATGATTTTAAATTTAAAACACTTCAGTCTCAAGATCTTTTACGTGAATTTGTAGATCCTCAATTTGACAATGAAGAACCTATTGAAACTTTACCTGGATTTACAGGAATGTTGGTTAATGGAGTTGAAATATTAAATTATAAGGCATCAGATTCCATTATATATGGACAACTTAATAAACTTAATGTTACTGCACCAGGAAGAGATTTTGATGTAATTAATCCACCAGTTTTACATATTTCTGATTCTGTTGGTACTGGAGCTACTGGATATGTTGCTGTTGAGGGTTCATTAAATGCTCTTAAGGTAATTGACCCTGGTTTTGATTATGAAGAAACACCAATCGCTAAAGTTTCTGGTGGTAATGGTAAAGGTGCTGTTGTTTCTGTAAATATGAAACAAATAGACCATAAAGTTGATTTCTTTGCAGATGCTGGTTCTCAAAAAATTGGTATTGGTACAACTTCTAATAACTCATTCCAAATTGGATTTAGTACATACCATAAATTCAGAAATGCTGAAAAAGTAGTTTACTATACTTATGGTCAACAGGCAGTTGCTGGAATTGTAACAAATGCACAGTATTATGCTAGAAATATTGGAGTAACTACAATTACTCTTCATAAAACAGAAGCAGATGCTATAAGTGGAATCAATACTATTACTTTAACTGCAACTGGTATTGGAAAACAATCTATTGCTTCAGTTAATAAAAAATCAGTAGTAGGATCTTTTAATATAATTTCTAGTGGATCTGGTTATGAAAATAAGAAAACAACTACTAATACTAGTGGAATTAATACTGCAACTGATATTATTACCATTTCCAATCATGGATATAATTCTGGTGAGATAGTTAACTATACAGTTGAGGGTACAGTAGTTGGTGGATTAACTAATAGCACTGATTATTATCTAACAAAGATTACTGATGATAGTTTTAAATTATCAAGTGTAGGCATAAACACAAATGACAGAGAATTTAATTATAGAACAAAACAATATATTGATTTTACTACTATTGGTGTAGGTACTCATATATTTAATTATCAACCTATTACAATAAGTGTTAAAGGTAAAGTTGGAATATCTTCTATAGCAGGAGATACTTTTGAGTGTGAAACACAACCTATTTTTAGAGGATCTATTAAATCAGTTCATTTAACTGATAATGGTGTTGGATATGGTTCTTCTGAAATTATTAATTTTAATAGACAACCACAATTTAAATTAATTGCAGGTTCTCAGGCACAATTAACACCAGTTATTAATGATGGAAGAATTGTAGAAGTATTAGTTCAGAACGTAGGTAAAGAATATAATTCTCCACCAGATCTTGCATTAATTGGTGATGGAGTAGGTGCAGTTCTTACTCCTGTATTGGAAAATAATACAATAACCTCAGTAAAGGTTATTGAAGGAGGTGCTGGATATACTCAATCAAATACAACAATTAATGTAGTTGTTCCAGGAGATGGTGCAGAATTTGATGCAAGTATTAAAAATTGGAGAATAAATTTATTCCAGAGACATTATGATAACTTTACTGGAGATGATGGATTTATTGCTGATGAGTTTAATGAAAATAAAGGATTACAGTATTCTCACTTATATGCACCAAGAAAGCTCAGAGAGTCCCTCTATGGCACTGTAGGAGCAGGCTCAACGGTCTCTAAGATCCAATATGGTAAAAGAGACCTGAGTAGACTTAACAGTCTTGAGATCCCTTCTACAGACCACTCACCGATTATAGGATGGGCATATGATGGTAATCCAATATATGGTCCTTATGGGTATTCTCTTAGAGGAGGTGGAGTTGTAAAACAATTAACTTCTGGATATAAACTTTCTTTAAAATCTGGTAGACCTCCTATTAATCAATTCCCTGAAGGATTTTTTGTTGAGGATTATGTACATAATAATGTAACTGAGGAAACGGTCCTAGATGAGAATAATGGAAGATTTTGTGTTACACCAGAATTTCCAAATGGAACATATGCTTATTTTGCAACTGTAAATGATGGTGTTGCTGATGGCACTGGACCTTTTGCTGGATATAAGAGACCTGTATTCCCTTATCTTATTGGTGAAAATTATTATTCCACTCCAAATGATTTTAACTTTAGTTCATTCTCTAATCAACAACAATATCTTTTACAAGATACTGATTGGATAAGAAATACTGTTGCATATAATCTTATTGAAGGAAAAGATAATTATGAATATGTTTATATACCTGATCAGTTAAAACAAACTGTAGATATTACTTCAGTAACACCTGGACTTATTAAATCGATAGGAATTCAGACTTCTGGAACTCAGTACCGTGTAGGTGATAAAGTCGTATTTGATAATACTAATACTGAAGGGGATTTAGGATCTGCTATTGTTTCTAAAGTTATTGGAAAAGATGTTACTAATGTAAGTGTTGCAACAAGTACAGTAACTTCTATGGAAATCTTCCCTAGAAAAAAAGGGCAATATATTCTTTATGCTAATAAACCACATGGATGGTCTAATAATGACTTAGTTACAGTTAGTGGACTTTCTACAACTTCTTCGGGAATTGGTGGAGTTTATAAAGCAGGAATTACATCTAACAGTTATAAATTAGTTGGTTTTGGTACTCAACCTACTGGAATTGGTACTGATGGAGTAACTGGAATTATTACTTATTTTAATATCAATGGAGATTTTACTACCATAGATCCTAATGATATTTTAAGAATAGGCACTGAGAAAATTAAAGTATTACAAGTAGAACCTGAAAATAATCGTATTAGAGCTCTTAGAGCACAAGAAGGTACTACAGGTGCTGCACATACTGTAAGCACAGTTCTTTTTGATGATCCTAGAAAATTAACAATTAATGCTGGATTTAATACAACATATAGCGTTAAACTTAATACAGAAATTTATTTTAGTCCTAACGTTACTGCCTCGGTTGGATCGACTATTATAACTCCTGCTGGACTTGCTATTGGTGATACGGCAACAGCAACAGCAACCCTTGGTGCAGGTACTTCTGAAGGAAAAGTAATTACTCTTACAGTAACTGATGGTGGTTCAGAATATGCCTCAGTACCTACAGTCACCTTTAGTGCTCCTGAAGGATCAGTACCTACTATTACTGTTGGTTTACATACGGTAGGAACTGGTACTACCACAGCAATAAATCCTGCTTCAGTATCAATTGCTTCTTCTGGAATAGGATATGCAACTGCTCCAACAATTACTATTAGTGATTCTTTCCTTTCATCAGGTGGAATCCAAACTGCTGTTGGTATAGCAACTATTAGTACAGCTGGTTTTGTTACTGCAGTTTCATTTAATGTTGTAGATCCATGGGCTGTTGGAACTGGTGCTACGATTGGTTTTGGTTATAGCACTGCACCTACACTTTCATTCAGTGATCCTACAGATCTTACAACAGCAACAGCAACAGCAGTATTGACTGCGGATGCTGTAACTTCTCTAACTCTTACTAATGCTGGTGCTGGATATACATCTGCTCCTACAATTGCAATTGTTGATCCTGATGCTGCTCCAGTTTATCAAACTGGTGTGGGTTTAGGTGTTACTATACAACTTAGTCAGAGTCCAAATTATCCAAATAAGAGAACTGTAGGAACACCTGCTGGTGGGTTCCCAAGAGGTAGAGGCAGTGCTGGTGCTGGACTTACTGAAGTTAAGGTTCCCTTTAAAACTATATTCCTTCCTAATCATGGATTCGAGACTGGTGATCAAGTAGAATATTATCCTAATTTAGGATCAGGTATTTTAGTAAGAGATGATGTTGTTACACAGACAGGTAGTAATTATGTTGGTAATACTACATCTATTTTACAGAGTGGTGAGAAACTATTCATTGCTAAAGTAAGTGATAATTTAATTGGAATTGCCACAGTTTTAGTTGGATTAGATACTTCAGGTAATAATTTTGTAGGTGTTGCTGAGAGTGTTAGACAATCATCAACTTTAAATATTATCGGTATTGGAACAGGACTAGAGCATAGTTTTAAAACTGTTTATAATCCAATTACAGCAGATGTTGCTAGAAATTTAGTTACAGTATCTACTGGAAGTAGTCATGGATTATTAAAAGATGATGAGATAGATTTAACTGTAAATCCTTCATCTATATCAACAACATTTACTGTTAAGTATAATGATTATAATAGAAGAATTGTAATTAATCCAAAAGACTTTACTGCTGCTGGAATAAACACTACTACTAATGAAATTACTATTACTAATCATGGACTAGTAACTGGTCAAGAGATTATTCATACTGCAACAACATCTTCTGTTGGATTAAGTAATAATGCAATTTACTATACTATTAGAATTGATGAAAATACAATTAAATTAGCAGATACTAATTATAATGCAACTTTATTAAAACCAATTACTCTTGGAATTACTAGTGCATCTGCGGGAACTATTAATCCAATAAATCCTCCAGTAAGAGTTTATAGAAATCAATCTGCTATATTTGATCTTAGTGATTCTTCTTTAGGATATGTAAATCAGGCAACTACATATTCAGCATTTGATCTTAATTTCTATACCGATAGGAATTTAACTGAAAAATGGGAAACTGATAAAACTGATGAAACATTTAATGTTACTAAAGTTGGAAAAGCAGGTGTAGATGCTAATGCATCAGTTACTCTTTCAGTTAATGAATATATTCCTAATATTCTTTATTATACACTTGATGTACTAGAAGAAAGTGATACTCCTTTAAGCAAGAGATCTATTGTTAAAAAAGATACTTTAGTTAATGATGCAAGTGAAATACAAACTGTATCAAGTAGATATAATGGTAAATTTAATGTTTCTGTTGGAGCAACAAATACTTTTACTTATACATTATCACATAAACCAGAAGCAACAGAATATACATCAACTACCTCGATTCTGAGTTATGAAACAGAGTCTTCAACTGCATTTGGTGGAGTAGCAGGATTTGAAATAAGAGATGGTGGTAAAAATTATTATGCTGTTCCTGGAATTACTACTATTATATCAGATACAGGAAAAGGAGCTCTTATTAATGTAGAAGGTGAATCTATAGGCAAGATCAATAAAGTTCATATTAAAGATATTGGATTTGATTTCCCATCCGATCCTACATTAAGTCCAAATGTTGGATTACCTCAAATTATAACAATAGAAAATCTTGCATCTATCAAATCTATAGGAATAAGTTCTGTGGGTAGAGGATATACCACAGCACCAAAACTTCTTGTTTTTGATGGTATAACCAATAAGAGAGATTATGATATTGATCTTGATTATTCATTAGG